GCGGCTGTTGGGTAAGTTACTGTTGTTGTTGCATCTGCTGTTGCACCTGTGATAAGTGCTGCGTTGACTGCTGCATCTGTAGCCTTTGCGTATGCTGCTGCCATGTTGCGAACGAGTTCATCAAAAAACGCTGGAGATGTACGATCTAGAAGTTCAACAGAAAATGTCTGTTGTCCAGCGTACTTCTTAACAGTTACTGACAAGAAATCTGATGTCATATCTGTGTCTTGGAACGCATTACCTTGTGCGGTTTCAGCAACGGCTGGCATTGCTGTAATTTTCGGAATCTCAAATGTCATACCTGCACTTGGGAGAACTCCACGTGAAATTGCTTCAATCGATGGACGGATAGTTGTTCCAAGCGGGTTAATGATTTCTGACATCTGTGGTGTAGGAACAAGTCCTGGGTTATTTACTGTGCTGTCTGCTGCTACTAGGTACTGACGAGCTTCTTCATCGCCTAGTGCTGCGCGGATTGAGTTCTCTGCGTACTTTGCGGCTGTTAGTTCAATGCGTGGCTTTGTGTAAGCCATTGCTGTTACAGCAGGGCGAGCGGCTTCAACTGCGGCAGCCTCAACTGTGGGTGTTTCTTCGACTGCTGTGGTATCTTCCACGACTGTCTCGCTTTCTGTTGGTTGGGTAGGTTCGGCGGCTTCATCTTGTGATGCCGCTATATCGGTTACTGCCGCAGACTTAAATGCCGCTGCTTGTACCAAACTTACTTCGAGTAGGTCAGCACTCGATACATACAACACGCCATTCTTAGGCTTTGCTGCATTGACCATAACTCCGACTGATAGACCAGTCCGAAGTTCTTCCGAGGCTTCGATAAGAGCATCTGTGCCGCGGGATGATTTAGAAATCTTGAAGGATGCAAAAATGCCTTCTTCTGTCTCGTTAAAGAATTGAGCGCGACCAATAGGCTGTTTAGGGTCATGCTCTAATAAGAGTTTGACTTTGCTCGAATCAGCAATATTTATTGCGCCGCGCTCAAAGACAACTGCCCCAGCAGAGGTATTACCAACCTCGCCGTCAAATGGCACTATTTTGCCAGAGATAGTGCGAGCTGCGCTATCTGCTGTGAGTTCTGCCGAAAATGTCAGCATTTCGCTCATATCATTCCTTCGCTTCCGTTAGGTGTTAGGTCTGTCATTGCCATAGCCTGTTCTTGCGTAATTAACTGCAACTCAAGCATTTCTCGAATTACTGCTAGTTCTACAAGTGGGTCTGTGCGTAGATAATTCTTTTCAATGTCAAATTTGACTACATTGCCTCGGGCTGTAATGTCGTCCATAGATAGACGATCTTCAATAGCCGATACAAAAGGCTGCAAGGATAGTGTGAGGAATTGACGCCTCTCGTCTTGGACGTTGGCGTAGGTCATGGTGGTGTTCTGATCCGCTGACACATAATAAGGCGGGATATTGCAAAGGCGAGCAATTTCAGTTGCAAGGTTCTGGATTGCCTCGTTGTACATCATGTCTTTAGGAGAGAACTGGGTACTCTGAAATTCAAGAGTGCTGGTTAGGTAAGCAGTAGCGTTATTTTGACGGCTGCGCTTCCATGCTGCTAACAGGCCAGAGACTTCAGCTTGAGGAAGGTCTGCACCTGTGTTCTTTAATATGCCAGAGGACATTGGAGTTGCAGCAGCTACGGCTGCGGACTTCTGAATGTCGATAGCAGCACGAATTGTTGACACGCCTGTGTTCAAGATGCCGTCATTGAGTGATTGGAAGGTAATTAGTGACCCAAGTCCGTCCATCGGTACAGTTGTGCCATCTATTGCGTATGACTTAACGAATACGTTGTCTTTGTCAAGGGTAGCTGTGACGCGGCTGTTGGCAACCCACTCAAAGCGAGATGGTCGTCCATCTTCTTGATATGTCTCAATTACCTGCCAGAAAGCTTGGCCGTAAAATAGAAGTGAATCAACCGTGTAAGCAATAGTGACAGATCGTGGCTGGTGATAAGAAGGTTGCTCTAACCAAAGTGGCTTGCCAAGTTCTTCGCCACTTGATTTCTTATAAAGCTCTAGTGGGATAGTGCCAATTGTACCCGCGAGTAGGTTTCTGCATCGTGCTAGGGCTGGTACACCAAGGGCCTCGGTACGGCCAACATAGGCAAACTGGAAAGGCATTGCATATGGTGAATATTCACCCAGCACTTGCGGAGCATATTGCGCTTCAACATCAACTGCCGGTGTTGCACCTGTAAGGCGCGAGAAGAGACCCATAGAGAGCAATTATACACTACAGGTAGGTCAATCGGTGTATATAGCCGCTACCTGTTGTGGTTTATTTAGAACATGGACAACCATCGCTGTAGAGATAGCACCCGATACATCTCCTGCGCTCTTGCGTTTAACAATGCGCCATGACGAGTCATTGGTCTTAGCTGCGCAGTTGTTCATCTGCTGAATCCAGTTCTCTTGACCGGAGTGAACTAGGCGGTGAGCATTAAGAGCATCATTTAGATCGGTGCAAGCTTGATAGAAGGCAGCGCCAGATATATCCATGACCATCTGCCCAGCATTAGCAAGTCGG